ATGAGCCAAAGATATAAACTTACTAAAACATTTATCGACAGCATCCCTCTTGAAGAATCTGGAAGCAAATTTTATCGTGACTCTGTAACAATCGGCTTTGGTTTAATTGCAACCAAATCTAAAACCTATTTTGTTGAAACGAGAATGCCAGATGGGCGCAATAAACGTAAGTCTATTGGTAAACACGGCGTGTACACTCTAGAACAGGCCCGTACTGAAGCGAAAAAAATATTGTTAATGATGCATCAGGGTATTGATCCAGTTGCCCAGAAACGACAATTAAAGGCAGATTTTAAAACTGAAAAAGAATCTAATGATTTGATCCCAACACTAGAAAAAGCTTATGAAATCTATAAGAGTAAAAAAAACCTAAGCGCTAATACAATTGATGCTTACGATCGATGCGCGAATGATTATTTCAAAGACTGGAAAGATATTAAAATAACTGAAATTTCTCAGAAAATGACTTTAAACAAACACATGGATTTATCTGTGCGAAGCTTAGCGCAGGCAAATCTAGCAATGAAGTTTTTATCAGCAGTCTACAACTTTAATGCATCAATTCTTTATAACGATAATGACGAAAAAATTATTACTGAGAAAAGCCCTGTAGGGGTTATTTACAAAGAGAAGAAATGGAACAAGATTAAACGCCGTAAGGGCTATATCCGTTCAGATCAGATACATGATTGGTCTCTAGCTGTATGTACCACCTGGTGGGCTGGCAACCAAAATGCAAATCATAGAGGCTATACAAATCAGGATTTCTTACTTCTTTTGATTTTAACCGGATTTCGTAGAGAAGAAGGCGAAACACTGGAATGGCCAAATGTTGATTTGAAGTATGGAACTATAAAGATTCAAGATCCTAAAAACCATGAAGATCTACTTCTTCCAATGGGTGATATGCTCTGGTACATCATGAAGGAAAGGAAGAAGTTTGCAGGCAATAATAAATATGTTTTTGCTGGGGATACACCTGATTCACATATTGTTGATAAACGTGAAGCTAGATATACAATAACCGAAACTACGGGTATTCAATTTACATTTCACGACTTGCGGAGAACCTTCGGAACAATCGCAAATAGCTTGGCAATTGGCAGTTATACAATTAAGAAACTTATCAACCATACCACCGAAGATGATGATAATGACGTAACAGATGGATACGTTCAGGTAACTTTTGATGATCTTCGCAGAGCCATGAATTTAATTGAAAATGTTGTGCTATCCGATACTGCCAAAGCTTTAATTAAAAATAGAATTTACTTTGAACAAAATAAATCAGTGCGAAATATTCAGGATAAATGGACTGAGCATAATAATAGTACTTTAAAAGACACAATGAATAAATGAAGATTAATAATAAAATCTTAAAAGTCATTTTATTAATAAAATGACTTTTAAGTCTTAGCTATTATTGTTTAAAACTAAATGCCTCACCTGCATTGCTAAGCAACATGGCGTAATTTACAGCCACATCTTTTGTTGTTGCTTCACAATCTCGATAGGCTTGTTCCATAACACGCTTTACTTCTTTAGCAGCACTCTCCCATTTCTCTTTATTTGTCACACCAGTAACATCAATTGTTCCAGCAAAAGTAGTTTCTACGTTAACTGCTTTTTTCCAATCACCAATTTCGATATCAGCGATTTTATCTCGAACTTTGTCGGCTAACTTTTTCTTTGTATCTGATGTGGTTTCAGTAGGAGATACTGAATATGTAAGTAAAAACTTGTGGCTAGTCATAATTAAAACCCCTTCAAAATGCTTTTAAACTATTTAAAAGCTCAATATTAATTTGGAGCTAATTCTATTAATTCAAGTCAAATAAAAATAATTTTTATTATTTCAATCATTTATACTGTTAGTATAAAAGTTTTCTAAAACCAATATTTAAATAAACTTTACAAATTTTTATTATAAATTGATGGATAATAAAAAATAAAATTATTAAATATGGAAATAAAATGTGCGCAAACTACGAACCAATTGCCCGAAGTCGAGCACAACTCCTTAATCTGCTCGAACCCACTTTCGACTACAAAGAGGGTATATATCCTGGGTATGACGGCCCTATCCTTATTTCAACTGAGCATGGTATCGAGTGGCGAGCTGCCCGCTTTGGTCTGGTACCAAACTGGGCTGACGACATCAAGAAAGTACGTAACACATATAACGCCAGATCTGAAACAGTTGCATCTAAGCCCAGCTTTCGCCATGCGTGGTCTAAAAATCAATTTTGCTTAATACCAGTTGAAACAATTTTTGAGCCGAAATACATAGACGGTAAGTCTCATTGGTACGGGATTTATCGTCAGGATGATATGCCCTTCACTGTTGCGGGAATTTATGAATATGCAGTTGTAAACGGCGAACCAGTGGTATCGATGAGCATGTTAACGATCAATGCTGACATGCATCCATTTATGAAACAGTTTCATGCTCCTGACGATGAAAAACGCTCTATTGTCGTTATTCCGAAAGGTCGAAGAAAAGACTGGCTCACCTGCAATCATGATCAAGCACGGGATTTTTTAGTTGATATGCCACCAGATGAGTACACTGCAGCGCCGAAAAATGAAATGCATAAATTCCGACCAAATACACACTAAGTAGCGTCAATCTATGACATCTTCATGTTTATCCACAGCTTTTTAAATTTGAAATTTTAATGATAAAAAATATATCCTAAAAGGGTAAATCCAAACACGCCACGTAGCGTAGGAGAAACCAAATGTCTAAGAAGTTGCCAATATACTTCTCTGATGATGCATGGACGAGTCTACAGACTCTCATGGGTCATGACGGGAAACCTAGCCCCACTATCAACACTCTACTTGAGCAGATCTCATTTCAAACAGATTTGATTGATAAACTCGGCCTTACCCCTATCCTTCCAAAATCAAAAGCATCGATCCCGATGGCTTTAGAGCGCATACCCGCTGGTCCAGCTTTCGCCACAAAAGACGATATGTCTACAACCGTGGATCTCAATGAATATTTGATTCATAACCCGATATCGTCATTCATTGCACGTGTGGATAGTGAATCGATGCTCGGTGCCGGGCTTGAAATTGATGATCCAATAATCATCGATCGCAGCATAGAAGCTGCACATCAAGATATTGTGGTTGCCTTAATCGATAATAAAGACTCAACGATTAAGCGGCTTATGATCACAGCGAAAATGTCAAAGAGTGAGATTAAAGAGATTTTTGGTGATGAAGATTATCCATTGCCTAAACTTTGGTTAAAGGCTGAAAATCCCGCTTATGAACACATTATCCCTGCCGAGAATCAAACTGTAATCGTTTGGGGTGTTGTGACATTCAACTTAAAGCGTATGTGTTACCGCTCATAATAAGAAGAACAGTCATGAAAAGTAATACCAGGATATTCGCGCTTGTGGATGTCAATAACATGTACGCGTCTTGCGAACGTGTTTTTAATCCTGCGCTTAATGATCGCCCAGTAATAGTACTCTCGAACAATGACGGGTGCGCCGTAGCACGTAGTCAAGAATCAAAAGATATCGGCATCAAAATGGGGGTTCCTCTTTTTCAGATCGAGGACATCGTTAAAAAGCATAACGTTCAAGTGCTATCAAGCAATTACGCACTATACGCTGAAATGTCACGGCGATTCATGATGCTTCTAGGTCAATATGTCGCACCAGGCGAACAGGAAATTTATAGCATTGATGAGTGCTTTTTAGAGCTCACCTCATTTGAGAAAAACTTTGATCTAACCTCTTATGCTCAAGAAATGAGATTGAAGGCTCAACAATGGCTTGGCTTGCCTTGTTGCATTGGAATTGGCCGCTCTAAAACTGAGGCAAAAATAGCAAACCATATTGCCAAGAAAAATCGGTTTTTCGATGGTGTATGTAATTTAGCTGAAATGGACCCGTGTTCTGCTGAGCAATTGCTTGCACAGGTAGATGTTGGCGAAGTCTGGGGCGTTGGCCGTCAAAACTGTAAGAAACTAAACTTAATGAACATTAAGTCTGTGCTGGATTTGATTGAGTCAAATCCGAAGGAAATTAAAAAATCATTTTCTATCGTAATGGAAAAAACCGTCCGTGAACTGCAAGGTGTTTCATGCATCGATATAGAAAACGAGAACCCATCAAAGCAGCAAATTATAAGCAGCCGGTCTTATGGCCAGCCAGTCTATGAAAAAGATGATATTAAGTCATCGGTTCGTCTGTTTGTGACTAGAGGTGTTGAGCGCATGCGACACGATGGCTCTATTTGCAAGATGATTGGCGTGTTTATTCAGACTGGCCGCTTTAATAAAGATGAACGTTATTCGCCGTATATCATCGTACAAATGCCTGAACATACAGACGATCTGTTAGAAATTACTAAGGCAGCAATGAAAGGCATTGATCAGATCTACAAGAAAGGATTCAAGTATAAAAAGGCTGGCATTGTTCTACTCGAATTAATGCCCAAGTCTAAATTTGTTCCGGATCTATTTACTGACTACACACATCGAAATGAGCGCGAAAAACTATCTCAAACGATGGAAGCAATCAAAGAGAAATACGGAAAAGATCATGTCTCACTTGGCCTTTGCAATGACACAAAAGCAATTTGGCAGATGAATCAAAACCGCCGTTCTCCCTCATATTTAACGAACTGGAACGAACTTTTTAGAATCGGGTAATCACTATGCATATTTTTAATTTAACAAACGAACAACTTGCACAGATCCTTATTCCTAAGCGTTTTGTGCCAGAAAGACCACCTGAATTGGAAGGAAAGAACGTTGAATATGTTTTTGATAGTGAAGATAAATTCGAATTAACTTATGATGAGCTTCTTGAAATAATCGGAAAAGCTAGATTGGCTGGACCGCAGCTTATACCTGTAATTGGTACGGTGGGGGAATAATGAAAAGAAGAAGTGAATTCTTTTTAAAGGTTATATTATGGACAGTAGTTTCTTATACAATAAGTTTACTAATTTATTGGACAATGAAGAACATTATTGGCTTTAATACTGATTCTATATCAGCATTTGGATCCATTTTAGGAGCAATTGCTACTTTTTTTGCCGCATTAATAGCTATCTATATTTTTAATGGGTGGAAGAATCAACACAATAAATCAGTTATTGCAAATGAAGCAAAATTGAGTTTCAACAAAATACATTTAGAGCGTAATAAAATTCATGAAATGAAATTTATGTTATTAGAAATTCAAGATTTGAATCCCAGAGAGTTGCCAGTATTTAAGGGGCAAATTCTAAAAAAAATTGAGGAATTAGAACTTATTCATAACTCTAATAATCAACCTACAGATGAGTTTATAAACTTGATTGAGGATTCAAAGCTCCATGATCTTATTTGCAAATACAGTGATCACCTTGGAACTTTTCTAAATATTAAAGTTTCTGAAATGGACCATAATATTGAAGTTTATGCTGAAATAACAGATATTGTTATAAAAGCAGAAAATTATAATCAAGAGGTATTACAAGAGCTTAAAACATATATATTTGCCTAAAGCCCTCATTAGAGGGCCTTTATACATATTCCGACATGTACATTGTTATTGATCGTATGTGCAGTACAACCAGGTAAAAGAAAAAGAATGCAGGCGCTAAAGATCAATGAAATCACTGAGCGCCTGCAGTGAAAAATTACTTTTTTAAAAACAACTCTCGCTCAGCTGCACGGCGGCGAACAAGACCTTTCATGACTTTACCATCGCCCTTATTCCACACTAAAAACTGATCTGCTGCAGCTGTAAATTTATTGGCATTCAGCAGTTCAACCAGCGTTGAAGTCTTAAAAGCTTTCTCACCAATATTATAAGCCAAAGAAACAAGAGCATCGAATTGATTTTGATTCATCACAACAGTTAAAGCACTATTTACCGCAGTTTCAAAACGATTCAAATCATGTGCAAAGTAAGCTTTCGCTTGATCAAGCGTACACACATCACCTTTTTTGACTTTTACGCCGTCTGGGTAAACCGTGGTACCGTATCCAATCGTCCAGACACCCACGCTGTCATCATAAGCATTTAGGCGCAGATCTTCAAAACTGGTAATTAAGTTGATACCAACCGTACTTGCTTTCATACCATTCCCCTGATATTCATCAAGAAGTTCATTAAATTTATTTACTTGAGCTTGTGAAATTCGCCCACCTAATAACTCACGTGCTGCATCAAAAAAAGCTTTTCTGTCCATTTCGTTTTCCTCTATGCAATAAAAACCGCCCTAAGGCGGCATCTAATTTCTGGATCTATTAAAAATTGTCTTTGAAGTCTTTAATTTCTTTACCCACCTCTAAAATGTTTTTTCCTTCTCGGTCATTCACGTATTTAAAAAACCACCGTGCAATCGCCCAGAATGGCAATCCAGAAGCAAAGAAAATCCCCCCAATCGCGCACATCCCTGCCCATGTAGTCGCATAATCATGCATTGCAAAATGATGAATGATGAACCCACCACCACCCACACTCCCCACCACCGTTGTAATTAAACTCACCACCCATTCGCTACGTGAGCGCGGCATACGAGTCATCACTACAACCAAATACCCCAATAAAATTACAACAGCGATAAGCACACCAAGACCATACATTTTGATTGCTACCGCCCCTGCGCTACTACTAACTGGCTCTGCCATTTTTACATTGCTCCAAATAAAAAACCGCCGTAATTGGCGGTCTAAGTTATGTTTTAAAGTTAAACTTCGATTTGATATACAACGCCCGTGGGCGCACTTCTCTTTATTTCATTTCCACTGATATAAACCCGATCCCCAACGTTGAATGAAGATGCACTGGTACAAAGCACAAGCCCGGTACCATCCACCACCAGCACTTTATAATTAGGATGATCAGCACTCTGCACTGTTGCGATAAATTCGGGTGTCTTTGGCAGTAAGTCTAAAAGCCGTGATAATGCATTACTCATGATTTACGCGCTCCACTGCTACTGTTTGAGTGGCTTTCCCTTCAGAGAAAGATCCGCTAACACTATCTGCCACGCCCCACCATTCAGCATTAAATGCAATCAGGTCTGACGGCGTGCACAAGCCGATTTCATTCACGATAGGCATTAACAAGCTGTGATTTTCAACCATGCCTGCCTTTGCGAGCACAGAGCGCCCTTTCTCATGCATAGCGCTTATTGATGTAAACAGCGGATCGTTGATCGGCTCTAACTTCACATCACCTGCAGTGTCACGCCGTTTTACAGTTCCCGTTTCACCGGTTCGATCATTTGTTAAGAACACGCCGTTATAATTAGGGTAAAGTGCGTAATCTGTTGATAGATCTGTAACTACGGATTCAGGGATCAGCCGATCAAAATCAGACTGCTGAATAGCATCCCAATAAACTTTCTTATAGAGCGGCTTGATTGTCAGCGTATTGCTATTTGGCTCACTATAGACAAAACCACCTGCAGCATCGGCAATCAGCTTAATAGCGGCCATTGGCGTTAAATTGGAATAGCTGAGGCTGTTAGCTGGCAACACCCAACCGATGCGCCTTGTGCTTTAGCATGTGAAATCACAGCCTGATCACCCGATGCGGCTGCAGCTTGCATCACTCTCTCATAGGCTTGTTTGTACCAGTACCCTTATTAATCTCTCCAATAGTTATTTGCCATTGCGTTTGGATGCGTTGTAAGGCCTTTTCTACAGTTAGTGGTAGTTTTTTATATTCTTCATCAATAACTTGCGATTGATTTTGTAAAGAACGAATCACTACTTTTGACGTTAAATCGCCATTTTCGGCCATCTTACGCAATTCACCAGTTGTAACTCCTAAGCCTCTAGCTAAAGCCTCTGCAAGACCATAGCCATTTTCCATCATGCTATTGAATTCCTCACCACGAAGAACTCCGCCTTGCATCGCCTGAATGAACTGTGTAACAGCGGCTTCAGCTCCTTGAACAGAACTACCACCCAATTTAATTGCTTGAGTAACTGTTTTTGTCAGATCTAATGCCTGTTGTTGGGACATTCCAAGATCTTTAGAAACAGTATTTAACTTAGTAAATAGCTCAGCTGTTGTTTCTAGGCTTGAATTAGTTGATAAAGCAATTTGATGAACACCAGCAATAGCAGAATTAAAATCTCCACTATCTTTGGTTGTTTGTTGAATTCTTGCAGATAAATTGGCGTAACCGTCTGCCGCCGTTGCAAGTTCTTTTATGCCTAATCCAATGCCGACAGCGGCTAGATAAGGTGAACGCATGAATACTCAATTAGAAATTAATGACTATAAGATTTTTCAGAATGGCGATGATGCTGTATATGCGGCTAAATCTAAAGAAGCGGTTTATGCCTATTTTGTTGAAAATTACGGCTCGACTGAAGAACACCAAGATGAAACTAAGGAGCAATTTATTGCAAATTTAATGGAAATCGAACTCGATAGCGAAATTGCAAAGCGCGATCGCACATGGATTAGTGATGATACTGGTGAGACGTTTGATACATCGTATTATCAGGAATACAAAATTGCGGCTGAAAAAGATAAAGGCACCGCCGTTATCGCTTATTTAACTTGGTGAGGTGGCAGCGTGAATATTGGAAAAGAACGAGAGGCTTTTGAGGCTGTATGGTTAGTTCCACATGAATTAGGTTTTTTTGAATTTAAAGATAATCAGTATGTTTTGAAAGATAACTATGCAGACGACTCCGAATCACCAATTGCAAATGAAACGTATCACTCGCTTAATTCTGGATGGTCTATGTGGTTAAAAGCCAAAGCTGATGAAGCCAAAAAGCTTGAAGGCTGCGTGGTTGTGCCAGAATGGATTTCAACAAAGGAATTCTTACCAGCTGAAGGTGTTGAAGTGCTTGTGCACCGTTATGGTCAGGTAATTCAAGCTACGAAAGATAGTGGGTATGCAGGCGGATTTAAAGAGCGCAACTGCTATGGTTGGCAAGCAACTTTTGATGTCACCTACTGGATGCCTAAAAACTTCAAACTTCCAGAAAGTTACTCATTCTATTACAACGATGAGCATCCATACAAAGTAACAATGGTAGAAGCAGCAAGGGGTGGAAATTAAATGGCTAAACGTATGAAATTAACCCCACCTAACGGCTCTAAATTGATTCGTGATTGGAAGGGTAAGCGAGTAACTAATATCCGAGACTTTAATAGTTATTCACAAAACATGCCAGCTCATTCAAAAGGCACCGTGACAGATGCTGGTAGTGGGTGTGGTTTAACAATTACTTTTGATCAATGCCCGTGCTGCAATATTCAAGCAAAGTTCACTGGGGTGCATAGTAGCGATGTGCAGTTATTAGAAGAAGCAAAAGCGGATGTGGAGGGGTCATAAATGTCATTAATTAATTCTTTTATCTGGTGGGCTGCTGTTCATAACGGCGGTGCACATCCGCTAGCTGGGACAAAGAAATCTGCACTGATTCAGATGGAGAAGTTGCAGCATGCAGGTTTAATTCATCCTGAAGCCGAGCTTATGCTTATTCGCCTTGAGTCGCATACAGCAAGCAAAAATGAATTAGAAAGTCGAATTAAAGCCGAGGCGGTACTTGAAAAAGTCCAGTCTAAGCAGAATAACGAGGTAAACTGA